CTAAGAATGTACTCAGCTAATTGTGTATCCCAGATACGATATTTTTGAAGTTTTGTTTTTAAACTAGGATTAGTTTTATACAAGTACATCAAATCAAAAGATATGTTGTGACCACAAAACACTGGGTTAAGTTCTAAATATTCATTTAAAACATCCTCAAAAAACTCTGGAGACTCATAAAAAGCATGGCCTTTACCTATACTGTTAGCTAAGCCAAACGCAATAACTCTGTTGTCAGGGTGCATAGGATGAGCTAGTCCCACATCATCATTGCCGTTAAGAGTTGTCTCAACGTCAATAGCTATAAACATTGGGGTAGTCATTTTGATAGTTTGTTAAGAGCTTCACTCATTACTTGGGCTTGCTTCTGTTGTGTGCTTCCATCTTTAAAACCTTTGCTATAACAATGGACTGCTAAGTTAATAATCTTGGCTGTAAGAGCTACATCAAGTTCATCTGCTAATACTTTTAACTCTAGTTCATTCATCTTGTTGTTCCTTATTCAAACCTAGCTCTGATTGGGTCTATGGTTACTAGGTACTGACCATGACGCTCTGACTCCATTTGTTTAGTACCTCCTCCGGGAAGTTTGTTCTTAGGAACATTGATAGTTCGGATCATCTCTTCTTCAGGAGTCTTTGGTTCTTTGTACTTACCTAACGTAATCACTGCATCAGCTTCACCTGGTTTGTCTGTCTTAGAACCTCTAAGAGCATCCATACCTATGAATGGTGGATCTTTTAAGTCCACTGCTGTAGCACTTAACTGTGATGCTGCAATAACTGGGCCATATGTTCTTGCTAGTTCTCTAGCCCATTTGTAGATTCTTCCTAGTGTGATGTCCTCTCTTTCTGCTTCTTTGAAGCCTGATACTTTGTCAAGTTGATCAAAAATAATTAGACCTGGATTAATTTCTCTAAACAAAGTCTCTAAGTCTTTAACATGATTGGTGTCTTTAGTAACACGTATCTTGTCTTTGTCTCCACCCATTAGTGCAGTGTATGCAATCAATGCAGCTTTAGAATCAGCAATGATTTCTTTAGACTCTTGACCTAACGCAGCTTGAACAATACGAAAGAACACAACAGAAGATTCTTCTTCGTTGTTAACCCAGACAACAGGACGATCTTTAGGTAGTTGTTGTGCAATGTAGCTGACCTCACTAGCTAAGAAAGTTGTTTTACCTACCTCAACTCGTGCAGCAACAATTACAAAATTACCAGTACGCAAAGGGCCAAGAGAACGATTGAGAACATCCAATCTCCATTCATAGCCAGAGCTACTGATACGATCAGCAATAGCAGACAAGTCAGCAGAAACAAATAGTTCATCTTTTTCTATGTACCTTTCTACGTTCTTAAGAGCATCAGTTGCTAATATGTGTACGTGCTCTAAGTCACTAGAGCCTTCTTTGACTTTCTCACACTCTTCCATAATCTGAGCCAAGTAGTCCAACTCAATGAGAGTTTTGATTACTTCTTCGTGTGCATGGTGTGGAACAAAAGTCTTAGCTTTAGTCAACGTCATGCGTAGCTTGACAATTGAGTCATCAGTCAAACGTTTGCTTTGATCTGCTATTAGGAACGCAGTAAATGGTTCCCAATTTATAGTAGTTACAGAAGGAAATGTTTTGTAGTACTTGTCCATACCATCAAGAATGATGTTGGTTTCTTTTACTACGATGTGCGGTTTGATATACCGTCTGTACCTTTGTAAGTTCTCTTTGCTTTTAGCGCAAAGAAAAAGACAATCGTAATCCATGTTGGATTCCTTTAAATTAACTTAGTTCTGGCATGGTGTCTTCTAGAAATTGAGCATAAAAACATATGTGGTTTTCAGGCTTTTTTCCATTTGCTACCCATTCATCGTAAGAGGTTTGTTCATTGTCTAAGATGTACATAACAACTCTAGCTAATGCTTTTCTTTGTAGTTCTGTCATAAATTTCTTTCTAAATAACTTTCTAAGTTTTCTTTGGTGCATTCCTTGGGTTCAACATCTAGAGTAAATACCCTGATAGTTGTTTCCTTTGGAAGATAGTGTGATAGTTTTTTCTGTGCTTTGATTGCTCCTTCAATACCTGCATCATCAGGATCAAGCCAAATAGTTACGCTCTCAAAGTTGAGGTCGTGTATCTGTCTTAGTGTCCTGTCTGACACAGTGGTTCTAAGTAGTGCTACAGAAGCAAAATCTGTGTCTTGCGACACTCTGTAAGCACTGAGGTAGTCTTCAGTTATGACTAGATGTCTCTTGTGGCTGTTAAACCAGCTTGGATCGCCTTTGCAGCCGCTGTAGCTGTAGCTTGTTAGGTATTTAGGTGTTGCGTTTGTCTTTAGATTCCTGATCTGATAGCCAATAATGTCTTTGTCAGGATTGTGTAGGGTTAGAGCAACCTTGTTAGTTTCGTACTGAACACCATGAAAACTATCGCTATTGACATTGCAATAGTATTTAACTAACCATACCTTACCTTCCATAGTTAGGGGTGTAAGCACTGGTGTAGGCACGTTGTCTGTGACTTTGGTTTCTTTAGGTTTAGTAACCCAGGTGGATAGCCTGTCATTAGATTTGTCATTAGCAAACCCAGACTCAGAACAATGGTGGCAGTACGCAACTATTCCACGGTCTGTACGTTTGATGTACAGCCTATGTTTAGTATCGTTGCCAGCAGAACATCCTGCATGATTAATGCTTACTTGCTGCCCTATGTTATTAGGAGCGTTTGTTAGTATGAGTTTGCGATCAATCAAAATAGCTTCCACTTGGCGCTGGTGCTACTACTGGGTCTTCTTTAGTACGTTCTTTTCTCCACGTTGTACGAAGAGAACGTTCTTTTTGATTCATCATGTACTTACCACCTTTAGTGTTTTTTCCAGCTTTACACATTGGACAGCTACATGACTTAGGAGTTTGTTTCATAAAGTTCCTTTTAAAACTCAAAATAAATAGCCCTCCTTGATAGGAAGGCTATATGGTTTTTAGTTCTAAGTTAGTCTTTACCGTAGATTTTGATAAACAACTCGGTAGCAACTTTGCGTTGTGTATCGTTCAACTTGTTTAGATAAACAACTTCATAAGCTTTCTTCAATGTAGAACCAAAGCAAACTTTTCTGCAAATACTAAACAATGAACGAGGAGAAATTGTCAGGTTGAACTGACCTGCTTGGTAGCCTTGCCGAATAAGGTTGGCAAGTTTAACAAGCTCTTTAGCTACTTTCCCAGTAATTTGTGAACCAAATCTATTTAGGATCATCTTTTCTTCTACAAGAGAAGGTAGATAATCTACGTACACTGCTGTTCCAAAACGATCTAACGTAGCACTGTTCTGAACGTTTGTACCAGCGTGTGAACCTGTGTCATCACCTTGGCCTTGTGTGTTGCCAATAGCTACAAGCCTGAAATGCTCGTGTGGGATGATTTGTTTGTCTTTGGTACTACCGGGCATCTCTTTCAAGAAAAGCTTGCCATCGTCTTCTAGAAGCCATTGCAGACCCATAGAAATCTCTGGAGGAGTTACATCCCACTCGTCCCAAGCAAACACAGCACCATACTTAACAGCATCGGTTACAGCACCATCAACCCAGATTGTTGAACCATCTTTAGCTGTCAATTGACCAAAGATCATAGAAGAATCCATGTCACCCGTGCAATTGATACGAACAAATGGACGACCTGTATAGGCACACAGTTGTTCAATCAAACTAGATTTACCAGCACCTGTTGGGCCATAGCAAAGAACTTTCTCATTAAGTTCCCAAGCTGTAAGAATAGTCATTGCTAAGTCTTTGTCAATGACATAGTTGTTGTCAATCTCTGGTATGAACGAAACAATGCGATCATCCCAATCATGGTCTATGAATACTGTGACACCAAAATCTTCATCTGGATTAACACGTATTTCTTTAAAAAGATCAGAGAAGTATTGTTGACCTTTACGCAAAGTTAGTTTGGCAACTAGACTAGCTACATCAATTTCTTCTGACTCTGGTACAAAAGTAAACTTTGCATCACCTGTATCAGTTGAAGTAACAGCGACTTTCACTTTACGTTTCTCCAGTTCTTCTTTGAGAGCTTTCTTAACAAGGTCTTCGACCTTTTCTTTTGATGTTACTGTACTAGTGGACATTTAATATCTTCCTTTCTATGAGTGAAACTAACTTACTTGGTATCTCTTCTGGTCTGTTGACTACATCATGTGCTCTGTAAAAATGAGTTACAGAATTACTGAGCAAACCCAAACCATAAATATCAACAACCTTGGCTATTTCTATCTCGTTAATAACTTTCTTGGTAAACCCGGACAATCCTGTAGCTCCTTTAGAAGCAGCAGGACTACCATCTGACATGACTACCATGATCTTTTTCTTCTCTTTTCTTTTGACAAGACGATCATGCGCCCAAAGAATGTTTTCTCCATCAGGATTTCCATGCATGTGAATGCTACTGAGTGAGAAGTATTCTTTTAAATTATCACTACTAACTTTGAAATCTGAGAAGTTTTTGTAGACAAACATGATTGGCTGTATGCTGTGTCCATAATAACCATCACTAAAACCAAGAATCTCCAGTGGTATGTTAAGCGTTGTACAAACTTCATTAAGCAACAATGTAGAAGCCAAAGCATAATATGCTTTGTCTCCACCCATTGATCCAGACATATCAACCAGAACGGTAATAGCTGCATCAAGAGTTTTGTTTTCAATCTTAGTTTTAAATACTCGTTCATTAAAGCCCGGAGCATTAAAACAAATACGAGACAATCTAGATTGATCTAGCTTGCCTTTCTTCGTACCATATTGCATTTGTACTTTAGCTCTGATCTGTATTAACTTACGAATCTGTTGAGCAAAGTTTTCTTGTGATACAAGATTTGGTTCTACTCTAGATTTGTATTGACTAAGAAACTTTTCAGTATCGTAATCTACTTTGAACCAGTCACCCTTTTCTATGTTTTGTCCTTTGTTGTTTGGGTAATCAACAACAATAAAGTTTTGATAGTCAGTTAAATCCCAAGCTGAACGATCAGTAGTTACAGGTTCAAAGTTAATACCAGTCTTGCTCATAGGTGAGCCTTCTTCTGGCATTGTCAACGAGAACTTTTCTAAGTCTGCTGGAGTTAAAACAACAGTGATGACTTTGTACTCATCATCCTTGTCTTTTTCTTTTGCATCTTTAGAATCCGTCTTCGTATCAGCATCAGAAGCTTTTGAATCAGAACTGTCTTTCTTGGAATCTTCTGTATCACCTTTCTCTGTTTTTTCATCTGACTTGTCTCCACTCTTACTTGGTTTCTTTTTAGGTTTAAACTCCTCACTGCACTTCTCTCCTAACTCTTTGAGGATGTCACGAGCTAAGTTATAAGTTGCTTGAGTACCTAATCTTTTATCTAAGATTTGTTGGCAAGAAATAAGGCGATCAGAATAGTTATTAAGAACATCGGTTACTTTTTCATTGGGTTCAAACCTATTACAAACAAGTTCTATGGTTGGGAAGTTATCAGCATTGATATGGCTTTCCCAACACAACAAAGAAGAAGTGATCTTAGATACTGGTGTACTCTCCTTACTAGCGCGATCTAGAATACCCGCTACCAGATCAGAAGAACACTCATCCCAGTTGTCTCTAAAACCCTTGTACTCTTGAGCTTCTATGGTGTTTACTCTGGAGTCTTCTAAGAAATTCCAAACAAACATCAAGATGCCTTGAGGATCAACCTTTGATTCTTTCAAAATATCAAAACAACTAAAGCGATCATGTGCAACCTCATGGTCTGTAGATGCCATCAATTGTTTTAGCTCTTTGTTAGATGTAGCAGCAGTAATCCTAGGTAAGTAGATGGTTTTGCCATCATGCCTAGGTTGGTTACTAGCCTCAAATACAACCGTGATATTGGCCCTGCCAGCACTAGCTCGGATGTACTTCATTACTTCAATGCCTTGTGTAAGCATTTAGTATTACTCCAGAAACTCTTGAACC